TAAAAAGATATCTAAAGCAAAAGTAGAATTTGAACCAAGGGTAAATGGAAATCCTATTGATGCAAGCATGGGAGATTTCTTTAAGTATATTAAAGAAGTAAATAAAGTAGGTTAAGTAATTAACAGGCATACCCTAGGGTACAAATCCACGTGCTACCCTAGGGTTTTTTTATTGGTAAGTTCTAAACCATATCCAAGGAATACACAGATATAACTAAAAATTGTATACAAAAATTTTAGGGGTAATCCCCTAAAATTTTCATAGGTTTCCCCTTGGGAAACCATAGGGTACACCTAAAGGTGTTCTCTATTCTCTATAAAAATTCTACCCAAGGAACACCCATGGCAGGGTGCTAGGGTGGGTATCCTATATCCTAATATATACACACCAGAAAATCCCTAATGTCCCTGTTAACCACCTAGTGGCTATATCTTAGGGTATATATTCTATTATAATTACTAAATCTCCCGACAATATCCCTAGGAATACCCTAGGGGGTATATGTATATCTAGCTATAATATATATATATAACCCCCCGTATAACCTATAGTTATATTATACACCTTATTTCTACTTTTGTCAATATATTTCTTATGCTATATTGTCGCACCCACAAAAATAATTAAAATAATACTTGACAAAAGTCTAATTCGTGTGTATAATAGAATCAGATGCCTATTAAAAGGACACACGTACACTTCGCATATACATATGCCACAGGGGTCATCACTAATACGCATCATTAGATTCACTGCTTTCATCTATTGATAAAGCAAGTGCATCAATTATTAGGGAGTTCCTAGGATTCCCTTATATAATTTAATAAAAAAGGTAATATGAAATTTGAAGCAAATATACCTAGCTATTTACGGACTGGCCATGGGGTCTTTCCAGTAAAGAAAAAAGATACTTCTAAATTTAGGGAAGTGTCTGGTAATTTCTATGAACAAGCTAAAAGAGGTTTTGATGTACCTGTCACTAGTGAAACTAAAGATACAGCTTTTGCTCCTACTGACAATTCAATTCAACCTCAGGGTAACTTTTTGAGTAGGATGCAGAAAAATATGGAAGCTAAAGGTCCAATAATACCTAGTAGCGAAGATCCTATTAATCCTTTTACACCTAAACCAATAGGTCCTGTACTTCCAGATAGAACGAATGAGTACATTAGCTAAAGATATACCTTTTAAAGAATTAATGGAGATAATAAATGCAAGACATGGGTTCTTCTATAGTAAAGACTCAAAAAAGAAACTTAACAGACATGCAGGAAAAGTTTCTAGACGTATTATTCGGGGAAGCTCAAGGAAATCCACGAGAAGCAGCTAAGATAGCTGGCTACTCTGAACATAGTTATCCCAAAGTTATAAGAAACTTAAAAAAAGAAATAACAGAATTAGCAGAAAATCATTTATCTACACATTCTGCAAAAGCAGCCACTAGGTTAACTACCTTACTAGATGAAGACGGCACTACACCACATGCAAGTATTCGTCTAGCAGCTGCTAACTCAGTACTAGACAGAGTAGGACTTGTAAAAAAAGATCAGTTAGATATAAATATGAAATCATTACATGGAATATTTATATTACCACCCAAGGATATACCTAAGAATGACTAAAGAAGATTCAGATCGTAAAAAAGATTATACCAATGCGTATAAGCAATTAACTCCACGGGGTCCTGCTACTATAATAGTAGGCGATGAAGCTATACTTAATCCTTATCGTAGTCCTATAAGAAGAAAATATAAATTACCTAATAACAGAGAAGATTATATAACAAAAATATATTCAAAGAATAAGAAAAAAAAGAAAGAATAAGTGGAACCAATAAAGATTAAGAAAGTAGCTAGAGTAGTTCCATTTGGTTTTAAACAATCACAAGATTCTAACTATTTAGAACCAGTTAAAGAAGAAATGGATGCTCTTAAACAAGCACAAGAATATTTAAAAACTTGCTCATTAAGAGAGACTGCTAAATGGGTACATAGAAAAACAGGAAGATACATATCACATGTCGGACTTAGAAAAAGACTTGAACGAAGTAGCACCACCGAAGCCGAAGAAAATAGTTCAGAAAAAAGCCAAGAAGTCAGTCAAACAGATACTAGCTCGCACTCGTAAGAAAGTTGCAAAGGCAGAACAATCTTTACGTTCTGCTAAACGTCATGCAGAAAATACTAAAAGTAAACTGTTAACTATTAATAAAGCTTTAACAGGAAAAGAGACACAGCTACTTACAGAAGATGTAATTAAAAGTGCACCTAAAACAGTGCAAGAGCATATAAACCAGCAAGATGTAATCTTTAGACCTAACGATGGTCCACAGACAGAATTTCTTGCAGCTCCCGAAAGAGAGGTATTTTATGGGGGAGCGAGAGGAGGTGGAAAATCCTATGCTATGTTGGTAGATCCATTAAGATACTGCCATAAAGAAACGCATAGAGCACTCCTTATTAGACGGACAATGCCAGAGTTAAGAGATTTAATTAATCATTCTCAAAGACTATACTCGAAGGCATTTCCAGGAGCAAAATGGAGAGAACAAGAAAAAGAGTGGAGATTTCCTTCAGGAGCAAAGATAGAGTTCGGTTACGCAGAGAATATGACAGATGCTTTACGTTACCAAGGGCAATCTTACACATGGATAGGAATAGACGAATTACCACAATATCATTCGCCAGATATATATAATTTTTTAAGATCATCTTTAAGATCAGTTGATACTGAGATTCCAGTTTACATGAGAGCAACAGGGAATCCAGGTAATATAGGTTCACAATGGGTACGTGAAATGTTCGTGGATCCCGCTATGCCTAATTTTGCCTTTGATATTAATATAGATACACCTAATGGTAATAAAGTAATTACAAGAAGATTTATACCAGCAAAACTTCAAGATAATCCTTATCTAATTCAGACAGATGATTATTATGTTATGCTGGCATCATTGCCAGAAATACAAAGAAAACAATTCTTAGAGGGAGATTGGGATGCATTTGAAGATTCAGCATTTCCTGAATTTAATAAAAGTATACATGTGGTTGATCCCTTTGAGATGCCTAAAGGTTGGCAGAAATTTCGTGCTGCAGACTGGGGTTATAGTTCTCCTGCTTGTGTTCTTTGGTTTGCTATTGATTATGATAATAATTTATGGGTATATAGAGAATTGTATACCAAAAAGATTACGGCAGATGTATTCGCACGAAAAGTCCTAGAGCTAGAACACGGAGAATACATACGCTACGGGGTCTTAGACGCTAGTACATGGGCAAAGAGAGGTGATATAGGTCCAAGCATCGCAGAAACAATGATTCAAACAGGATGCCGCTGGAGGCCCTCTGATAGAACATCTAAAAGTAGAATTAGTGGTAAGCTAGAAATTCATAAAAGATTAAAGATTAGTGATGATAAGAAAAAGGAACCAGGAATTAGAATCTTTTCTAATTGTAGAAATTTAATTCGAACACTACCTCTTTTACCATTAGATGATAATAATCCTGAAGATATTAATACACATGTAGAAGATCATGCTTATGATGCGTTAAGATATGGATGTATGAGTAGACCTATACATACAAGTTATGCAAACAGATTTAATAGAACTCCTAAACCACAATTCCAACCTGCCGATAGAATATTTGGATATTAGTTAATACTATAAAAAGGAGACAGTGAAAAAAATTAAACTACCTATTGTAGATAAAAAGAATTTTCCTTATACACTAGTAATGGTTTATTGGGAAGATATAGTTGGAGATGTAGCTTGGGCAGATATATCTGATATTAAAAAATCTAAAACTGCAGTATGTTGTAGTGTTGGATGGTTAATATTACATACAAGTAAAACAACTGTTGTTATGGCTGATTTTATTTTTGAAGATAATGGTAAAATAAAACAAGGTGGTGGATATACAACTATTCCAACAAAGAATGTATTGTCAATTAAAAAAATAAAAATATAGGAGAAACCCCATGGCAAGAAAAAAGAAAACAAGAACAGTATCGGATGTCATTGAGGATATCAGAGAGTTACACGAAAAGGAAGAAGACTTATTAATGGAACTTGAAGATTTAACTGAAGAATCTGATATTGATGAAGGAGATGAATAATGGAAAATAAATTTGACCCAAATGCTAAAGTAAAACAAGGAGATCTTGGTTCAGCACTTGATGGCAAACAGCCAAATCAAGAAGTTACTAATATTGATTTTGATAAACATGCACCAGGTAAAGGTAAGTCTAAAAACTATTTAGATTTAGAAAAGAGTGGTGAGTATTTAACTAAATCAGGTAAAGAGCATGTACAAGATTCACTATTTAAATTAGCAGATAAAAAAGATTATTAATAAACAATTAAGGAGA